TATGGCTAGCCCGGCTACAATCGATAGAAAATGGTATGTAGTAGACGCTACAGGCATGACTTTAGGACGCCTTGCTTCTGAAGTTGCAAAGGTTTTAAGAGGAAAGAATAAAGCAATTTTTACTCCGCATATTGACACAGGCGATTATGTTATCGTAGTTAATGCAGAGAAGATTAAAGTAACAGGTAAGAAACTTGACCAGAAGGTATATCATCATCATTCCGACTATGTAGGCGGCATGAAAGAGACTACCCTGAGAGAAAAGTTAGACAAGAAGCCTGAAGAGGTTATCGAGCTTGCTGTCAAAGGCATGCTTCCCAAGGGACCTTTAGGAAGACAGATGTACACAAAGCTGCATGTATATGCAGGACCTGATCACAAGCATGAGGCTCAGAAGCCTGAAGTGCTTACATTCTAAAGGAGCGGAAGGAGGATAATAAATCATGGCTAAAACTGAAAGATATTATGGAACCGGAAGAAGAAAGAAAGCAATCGCCAGAGTATATTTAATGCCCGGCACCGGTAAGGTTACAATCAATAAGAAGGACATGGACGAGTATTTCGGACTTGAGACCCTCAAGGTTATCGTTCGTCAGCCTCTTGCAGCTACTGAGAATGTTGATAAGTTCGATGTGCTTGTAAATGTTAAGGGCGGCGGATACACCGGACAGGCAGGAGCTATCAGACATGGTATTGCAAGAGCTCTTCTTCAGGTAGATGCTGATTACAGACCTGTACTTAAGAAGGAAGGCTTCTTAACAAGAGACCCTCGTATGAAGGAAAGAAAGAAGTACGGCTTAAAGGCTGCAAGACGCGCACCTCAGTTCTCAAAGAGATAATTCAACCGAATATCAAAGAAAAGAGAGACAGACCCCGAAAACAAAGTGTTTTCGGGGTTTTCCTTATGTTCTGAAAATCTATGAGACACCCTCAAAACACACAAAATTTTTCCGGTAACTAACAGGTAACAAACAGGTAACTAACACGAAAAACGCTGTCTTGTGCAAGACTTTGAGTGTCTTGTGCAAGACACATTTTTGCAATAAAAAAAGGGCGATTCACTCACCCTTTTCACTGCAATATTCAATGATGCACGACCGGACATCCTTTTTCGTGCGACAGTGGCACGAGTGACCGTCCTTGAATATGATGTCATATCCGTCGTGCATGTTTCCGGTGATTCCGGAAATCATTTCACGATTTCTGTCTGCAATCTGCATCGTGTCAAACATTCCACACTGGTCTTTTCTGATAAGGTCTTGAATGTAAGAGTTGACAGACATCCCCTTGTCAGATGCAAGTGATTTGACAATATCTTTCATTCCTTTAGGAACGACGAGACTGATTCGCTCATAATGCTCTTTATAAAAATTATTCTTATATTCCGACCTGTTCATGCTGCACCTCACTATATCCTGTTGATTGCGTCCAGTAGTTCCTCAATCTCAAAATGAGTATAGACGACCTCCGTGACGCTCTGTCCTTTATGCCCGACAATTTTCTTGATGACCTTGTCGTCAACACCTGCGACTGTCAGCATCGAGATACATGTGTGACGGGTACAGTGAGGAGTGTGTTCCATGTTCAAAGCCTCGACGAGAGGCATCCAGTACGAATCATAATAATTCCGGTATGAAAAACGCTCACCGTCCGGAGTAGAAAGCAGGTATTCACAATCATTGAGGCTGTACCAGTATTCAAAGAACGGAAAAACCTTGTCAGCAATCGGAACAATGCGGATTCCGGCAGCAGTTTTCGCCTGTACAATATTGAAATAGCGTTCCTCAAGGTTGACATGTTCTTTCTTGAGGTCGAGGAGTTCACTGATTCGGCATCCGGAATATAACAGCATGAGGATGACCGTATAATATATATTGCTGTCCTTTGCATCCCACACACGCTTGACCTCCTGTTTTGAAAAAGGTTTCCGGTTGTATGCGTTCGGGTTTCCTGCCTTTTTAATATCAAGATATTCAACCATGTTCCTCTCTTTCGGAACAATCTCGTGAATGATAGCATACTTATACATGAGACCGAGGAGGACTTTCAGTTTCCGGAGCGTGGGATAATTCTTGCCGGATTCATCAACGACCATTTGCAGGTGGTCGAGTTTGACATCGACAAATTTCATTCGTGCTATTTTGCCACAGAGGGCATAAGCAGCCTTATAACCTTGAACATTCGATTGAGACACGGTCGGGAAATGTTCATCACTCCACCTCTCATATACATCCTCAAATGTGACATTTGCAGCGTTCACATCATAAGGGTTTGAATTGAAATCGGCAAGAGCAGTCAGAGCGTCCTTGCGTGTCGGGTAATATCCGACGACGGTATATAATTGTTTTGTTTTGCCTGTTTTTGGGTCGATTTTCCACCCTTTTGTTTTCTTTGCAACATAGGGATTGCGACGGTTGCCGGACAGTTTATAAACAGACCCGAATCCGTTCGGTAATTTCATAAAATATCACCATCCTAAAAAAAGAGTATAAAAAATAAAACCAGTGCAAAAAGCAAGGTTTTATGATAGAATGGTTTTGCGGATTCATTCAATCAAGTGCTTTTTGCAGGGCATGAGATTATGGATTCAAAAGGCGATTTCCGTTGCAGCGGAGGTCGTCTTTTTTATTGCTTAAAAATAACCAACATTTTCGAGTTCAAGAGATTTATCGTTGTCCTCAGTATATGAATCATAGTCATAATTTAAGATTTTATAAAATCCGAGGACAATGTCAATTTCACCTGTTTCATCGTCAAAACCTTGTATTTGTGAAAATATAGGTCTATTTTCGTCAAGTGACTTAATTATTTTTGAAACAAGTTGCGGGTTGGCAATAGTTCCAAGCGATTGCGTTGGGCGTTTCGCAGTAACAACATCACCATCAACAGAGAAAGACACATCATCACAAAGGTTGATTAGTGAAAAGTCCGGCATAATAGCAGGACGGTCAAGGCGAACATCAGTGAATTTCTCAATCAATCTACACTTGAGACAATTTCCGATGTATATTGTCGGAAATTCAAGAGTTAGTTCGAGTGGTTTCGGTGGCTCAACAGGTTTTTTCTGCTCATTCTCAAATTCATTTTGACACTCCGAACATAGTCCGGTGTGGATGTTCACCATAAGGAAAAGACCGTGACGACCGCATTTTCTACATTTGGACATTTCAAAACACCTCCATTCTACACTTAATATTGCACACTGTACACTTTCCTTGAAAGGAGGTGGACAGGATGCAGATTCGTTTATGGGAAACGAGAACCTCAAAAGGGTTCACATTGATGGAGTTGGCGAAGAAATCCGGAATCGGAAAATCAACACTCAACAACATCGAAAACGGAAAGGTGTCACCGACATTGTTTCAACTTGAAACGATAGCCATTGCACTGGATGTCAAAATCACCGACCTGTTTGATTCTGAATACAAATAATTATATTATAGCAGACACAGACTGGAGGTCGGGAGGTTGATGCAATATTTCCATGATTATGGAAATGAACCTCACTTTTTCCACAATTATGGAAAAATGTGCTATGCTTGTATTCGGAAAGGGGTGGTGTTCCCTTGCATTACAAAGAGACTATCATTGAGTTAGTCGGAAAGATACGGAACGAAAAAACTCTCAAGAGAATATATAAATTTGTTCTGTATCTGTACACCCACGAGACTGGCGGTTGAAAGAGACCGTCAGTCTTTTTTTGCGTTTGAAAACAAGTCAATGATTCGGGCGAGAGCCTCAATGTCATCATCAGAGGCATACAAAAGAGCCTTGAACATATTTTTGCGTGTCTCGTTTTCACCTGCCATGATGCGGTCGATTCTTTCAAAAAAGTCATCGTCACTTTCGACGAACATTTCTCCCTCACCAGTAGTCAAATATATGTAATCGACATTAAATTCACGACATATTGACCGAACAACCTGCTCTGTGACGGAATTTTTACCATTTTCAATCTGACTGACAGAGTTTTTCTTCATTCCTATTTTCTCACCGAATTTCTCCAGTGTAAGACCGAGAGTTTTCCGGATTTCTCTGATTCGTTCACCTTGCGTCATCAAAATCACCTCCTGTTTGTAAATCAGCATATCACGGTAACTGACAAAAATCAATAAAAAGTTCTTTGAAAGAACAAAAAAGTGTTGACATGGTTCTTTCAAAGAAGTATGATGTTCTTATAAGGAACACAAACAGGAGGTAATGAAATGAAAGAAACCATAGCACAAGAAACAAGGAGACAATTCAATTTCATAAAGCATGAATTAAAAAAAGGGAATAAAAACACATTTCCGTATCTGTCCGGAACAAGCAATAAAAGAGCAAAAATGTACAAGGAAGTAAGCAGATATGAAAGTGATGCTCGAATTGATTATGAACTGAGAGTAATAAACGAAAGCGAATATGAAAATGAAATAGCAGCGGTTAGGTTATTAGAAAGAGCATTAGCAAATTATCATGTGTATTAGAGATAAAAACAAGGTAGGAGGCGGTTTGAGGATGAAAAAAGCAGATGTAATTTTCTACGCAGAGAGAAAAGGTCTTTGCATATATGAACTTTATGAGGGAAGAAAAATTTTCTACAAAGTGAGGATTCCAGTTTTTACAGAGGGAAAAGAAATACCGACGGGGTACAAAGATACTATTGTAAAAACTCCGGCAGATGTCAAAAAAATAGCAGATAAAGTATGGCAGGATGACAAATACAGAATCAACGCATCGAACTGGTTAAGAAAGCATTAAAGCCGAAACGGGGCAGCAGTCGCCCCGTCAGCGTCCGGATGGCGACCGACGCTCTGACGATGGCAAGCCGAGAGACAAAGTCAGCGATACCGTGATAAACATGGCAGCGGGCGAACCTGCTAGAAAGTTCGTAGTCGGATAACAGGTTTTTATTGATTTTTTAAGGTGAAAAATCAAAACACGGTAGACATAGCCGGAAAGCGGGTGGACGGGATGAAAAGACCGAGAGAGCCACCAAAAACAGGAATAGGAGGCATCAGAATGGAAATCGGGAGAATATTGACAGCAGAGGCAGCAGCAATCCTCAACGTGTCACCGCAGTTCGTCCGGATAGCGATGCAACAGGGCAAACTACCAATCGGAACAGCGGTTCAGATGTCATCAATATGGACTTATCACATTTCGGAAAAACTGCTTGCAGATTATTCCGGAAAAGACATAGAGGCAGAACTGGAGAAGATAAGGGGGAAGAAAGGAGCGTGACACGAATGTCAAAGGATAAGAAAAAAGAAATGATTGAGAGCATTGCGGAACGGTTCGCAGAGATGGATGACGCAGACAAGTCCTATATTGCCGGATATATGACCGGAAAACAGGAGGAGCGTCAGAAATGGGAACAGAGAAAGGAGCAGGTTGCGACGGTATAAAAGTGAAAATTGCAGAGCATGAGATTGAGAGCGGGCGACTGTTGCAGCGGTCGTCCGCAAATAACAGGAGGAAACAAGGTGGAAAATTTCAACAAAGGAAATGATTGTGACATGTGCAGACATCAGTTCATGACAGGACGAGACGGAACGGTCGAGGATTGCCGGAGACGAGATTTCGGATTGCCATGTCAATTTGAGGAGCGGGATATTCGAGTGTGTCCGGTATGCAATAACGAGGTTGACCGTGAGGACATGAATTTCACAAAGGATTGTCATGGAATCACATTCAGACTGGTGTGCAGCAGTTGTTATCGAAGAATCATGGAAAAAGGATATGACGGTGAATATTACACAGACGCAGACGAACAGATTGAGGATGACTATTGATGCATAAGGGGGCAGCAGGGAACATGTTTGAATTGAACAAACTATATAACATGGACTGCATGACTGCGATGCGTGAGATTCCGGACAAGTTCTTTGAACTGGCAATATGCGACCCGCCATACGGGATAGGGATTGACGGTCAGAAATTAAACATCAACAAAAACAATCCAAAACATACACGAAAAGAACACATGAAAAAGAACTGGGATGACGCAATTCCTCCGGAGGAGTATTTCAGAGAACTTGAGCGAATTTCAGTGAATCAAGTGATATGGGGGGCAATTACTTTGTACAACACCTCACACGAGGAACAAAAGGATGGATTGTGTGGGATAA